ATGAGGAAGTCCTCGCCAATGAAACTCTTGAATGGATCATCAACCGACTAGGAACAACAGATGAGGAGGACAACAAATGAGCGTCCCCTACAACGACGACACCAGAGAAACCTACATTCAACGCATGAAGGATGGTTACTTGCACGTTGCGCATGTTTATTATGAGCTTGGAAACAACCAGCCGATGTGGATGGCGCTGTTGTACTACGCTATGGCTGAAGATTTGTATGGCGAACATTGGGATAAATTGGAAAGGAACAACTGATGAAACCCAAACTGAAAACGGCTGACTCCAAGCCGAACCCTGAACCCGCAAGTCTGACTGAATTGAACTCCACGTTCAAGTGGACTCGTGGCGCAGATGTTCAGAAAACTTGGAGGCGATATGGTTGGCAACCGCCGACCGAGTATCGCAACGACTACTTGTTCAAACTCAACCGAGAGACTGCTCTCAATGACTGAACAAGAACAAGATTACCTTCGTGACTTACACGCAGGGTTTGCAATGATAGGACTATTAATGAAAGGAGACCACCCTGTCCTACAAGTGCCGACTCTGGCGTATGAGATCGCTGATGGTATGGCTCAAGCAAGAAAGCCCTCTGAAGAAGGGGGCATCGTTTCAATCAAACGGCGTTACGCCAAAAAGGAGAAAGTGGATGAGTAAGAAAATTACCAAGATAGACAAGGTTCGACAATTGTTGACACAGAACCCTGCGATGAAGATTGACGCTCTGGTGAACCAGTCAGGCGTGAACCGCCCCTTGATTCATGTGTATCTGGCAAAGGCACGAAAAGAACTTGGGCTGAAGAGCAGACAAGACATTGTGCGTGAGCGCAAGGAAAAAATCAAAGCGATTCGCAATAAAAGGCATCACCTATTGAAAGAGGAAAAAGCGGTGTTGCCAGACCTGCCAATCACTATGGTTGAACCCAAGGCTGACTTAGTGAACCACCCCCCGCACTACAAAGTGGGGGGCATTGAGACGATTGACTTCATCGAAGCCAAGAAACTCAACTACAACCTTGGCAATGTGGTGAAGTATGTCACACGGGCTGACCACAAGGGCGCGCGCAAGCAAGACCTTGAGAAGGCTGTTTGGTATCTTCAGCGAGAGATCAGCTCACTCTGATTTGATGGGGCGTGATTCGTCACGCCCTTTTTTGTGACTATACTTTTTCTTAGATAGCCGACCATGGGGACGTGGGACGCTATCTAGATACCAGTTCTTAAATTTGGGGAAACAAGATGTTGCAAGGTTTAGAGATCATGCTTGAACGCATGAAAACGCATCCAGAAGAATTCGTTGCGCAGAACAAATACACGAGGGCAATCCATCGTGTAAGACCTTTTTTGAGTTATGAAGAACTGAACGCCCTCAGAGACGCCGTGGTCGTAGCGCATCGTGACTACTTCAATGGCGAGGTCTTGAGCATCATATCTGGCGAAGAAAACACCGCACGAATAACCGCCTATGACGATACATCATTCGCTAATGTTGTCTTGAGCGATAAGGTTGAAGGATACAGTTCTGATATTGCAAAAGCCCTACTCAGAGGCATGAACGCATCTACCGCTCCCAGTGCGTTCGGGGCTGTTCCCATCAAAGCCGAGGGCGCGTTCGTCACATACAAAACAGGAGGTCCAAAGTGAGAACACCAGAAGACGAAGCATGGGATGAGATTGAGCGCAAACAAAGCGCATCTCAAAAACGAGCCATTGATGATGACACCATGGTCTACCGCAACGAGTTGCTGGAGGAAGTGGCCTTGGTCATTGAGCAGTTCAAAATCCCATTCGCTGCTGATACAGTCGCAAGCTTTGCTGCGCTCATTCGGGAGATGAAACGATGAAATCCCATCTACACGATGTGCCCCCAGAGGTGCGCAGGGAGTGGGTCAAGAAAAGCGTTGCTACCAGACAGCGAAACATTGCAGAGCGCAAACGCCTTGAGCAAGAGCACAAAGAGTTGAAGAGCGAACTACTGCAAGAAGTCAAACTGCTTGGAGCCAAGCGTGACAAACTGCAACAGGGCGATGACTTCCGTAAACTCAGCGCAAAACTTGGCTGTAAGAGTTTTTATGGCGAAGAGCAGATCGTTGAGAACGCAATGCCATGGACAGGGCAGGTGGGTATTTACTTCTTGGTGCGACAGGGCAAGATCGTGTATGTGGGGCAGTCTGTCAATGTCGCTGCTCGGGTTGCACAACACCACGATAAAGACTTTGACTCAGTAGCCATCGTTGGGTGCGATCGCAAAGTGCTTGATGTGTTGGAGTCTTTGTACATCCACTTCTTGCGCCCGCCACTGAACGGCAACACACCATCTACGGCTATGAGCGCACCGATTCAACTAGAAAAATTGTTGCTCATGGCAACGGGAGAAAACACATGACTTGTCCTGAATGCGAATACCACAAGAACCGAGCCGCTATGTGGCGAGCCGAGGCTTACAAACACGCAGGCTATGACGTGATTGAACACCCACCCGTTGTGCTTGAACGTCCATGGGTCGGTCTGACGGATGAGGAGTTTGAGCAGATGCTGACTGACGCTAAGTTCACACGCAGTGATTTGCTGATGATCGGCGCATGTGTAGAGGACATTTGCAACATGGTCGAGGCTAGATTGAAGGAGAAGAATCATGAGTAAAGGTCTATTTGATGATGTGCCCCTGCTCAACAAAGAGCGGGACAAGGCATGGGAGGCGTTCATCAAACGCAAGGATGTGAAGGCATTGATGAAAAACAAAGGAGACTTCAAGTTTCCACTTGATGGTTCCTACGACCTGTGGTGTATCTGTTGGGCCAAGGCGTGGGACAAAGGGTTCCATGCGGGGAGGGAGAAACATCATGGCTAAACTCCCGTACACATACACAATCTGCCCGCCCGGGCCAGAACCAAAACAACCAACGGCAAGTTGCCCGGAGATGGGATTGTTGTTGAGAAACAGCCCTGATGGGGACTTGACCATCAAGAATCGAGGTGAAATGTGGCAGTCATGGCGCAACAATTTGAAGGCCCAGCCGTTTGAAGATACCTTGCGCCAACTAATCGCCGAAGCCAGAGCCAAGTGGGACAAAACATGAGAAACGTATCAGGCTACCTGACCGATGACGGGCGGTTCTTCCAAGACAAGAAAGAGGCCGAGGCCCATGAGCGCATGGCGATGACGACTCAGCGCATCAACAAGTTTGTGGAAATCCATTACGCTGACGACTACGTCAAGATTGCAGAGGCTTTAATGCACTGGGAGCAGTATCGTGCGGAGAACAATAAATGACATGTCCTGACTGTGAAAGATACAAAACCAGTGCGTCCATGTGGCGCAATGAAGCCTACAGACTTGGGGGTGTGCCGTTGCCTTGGGATGCCGACGAGCTGATTGAAAAAGCGGTGAAGGCTGAGCGTGAGGCTTGTGCAAAAGTGGCTGATGCATGGGTACACGCCTATGAACACCCGTCCAAAGTGATTGCTGAGACTATTAGGAAAAGGGGACAAGCATGACCAAAGATGAAATACTAAAGCTGTCGCTAGAAACATTTGTGGAAATCAACAAGTGGAGCATTGGTGAACACGCTATACCCTTGCCAGCCGAAATTGACACAGCGATGGATGCCATCAAACAGGTGTTGGAACAACCAGAGCCGCCATGCCCCTATGTGGTCAGCACAAGAGAGGGTACACATCATTGTTCGCTGTCACAGCCTGAGCCGCTGACGGATGAGGAAGCGTTAGACATAGCCAGAACATTTGGAGCGCAACCGTGGCAACCCGGAAGTTGTTTGGCTTTTGCCCGAGCCATCGAGCAATATCACGGCATAGGAGAGAAGAAATGAATTTTTTCACACAACAAGGTTGGCAATGCCCTATTTGCCAACGTGTTTACAGCCCCACAACGTCAATGTGTTTCATTTGTCCACCAAAGGTAGTGACCACATCCACCACATCCATACCACCCAAGCGTGAATGGCAAGGGCTGACGGATGAGGAGCGCACAGAAATCAGAAGTAAGGTGCAGGAGTACACGGCAATGGACAACATTCAGTACGGTTTGGCTGTTCAACACGCAACAGAAGCCAAACTTAAGGAATTGAACACATGACTTGCATTCCACAAGATTGGCTAAGCCTTTTGTTTGGTGTAGCCGTCGGCGCATTTTTATGGGGCTTTGTTAGGGCTTATATAAAAGATAAACGAAAGGAAAAATCATGACACCCGCAGAACTTTTACACATAGATGCCGCAAGGTACGCTACCAACCGCAAGACTGCTTACCTCGCAAAGATGGATCGCAAAGAGGTTGACCATATGAGTGAAGCAGACCTCAACAATATTTGGCTTGCGCACTACGAAGGCTATAGGGAGGGTTATTGGGTTGCAACAGGAGACGCGAAATTTTCAACAGATCCAGCCAAACTCAAGGAGAAGAACACATGAGAAACGTCAGCGGTTACCTGACCGACGATGGCAAGTTTTTTTCTGACAAAAAAGAAGCCGAAGCGCATGAGCGCATGGCGATGACAACTCAGCGCATCAACAAGTTTGTGGAGACCTACTACGAAGGCAACATCAAGATCGCCGATGCGCTTCAACATTGGGAAAAATACAAAACGGAAAGCAACAAATGACACATGAAAAGAAAGAACTCAAAATCACATTCGCCCCGGGTTGCTTTGACAACTTCGACGGCACACAGGAAGAACTGCAAGCGTTGATTGCCGAGATTCGACAGATGGCAAGCGATGGGACACTGCAAGAAAAATCCCAACCTATCGACATTGATGACGAAGAATTCATCAAAGCCATGCAGAACCAAATGAGACCACGACAATGACTCTAAGCCAAGAAGAATTACTGCATCTAGTGAGAACACAGGAGAGAATCAGATGCGAGAAGATCATTCAGAACTTCATAACCAGACACAAAGACAACTACGCGCAAGCAACGCTGTTGAAAAGACTGCTCACAAAAGTACGTCAAAGCAACCGATCGACTGGAACAAGTGGAACCCATTTGAGCGAGCAACAGGTGAAGCCCTGCGACAACTGAACAAACGAGAAAAGAAACAAACCATGCCAGAAGGGGAAGAGGCTCTCTTATGAGAATCGTCACAATCGACTTTGAAACCTATTACGACTCCAAGATCAAACTTGGGTTTCGTCACCAGACCACTGAGGAATACATCCGTGACTCACGCTTTGAAGTGATAGGCGTTGGTGCGCAAGAGCAAAGCGACGACCCCGTGTGGTGTACAGGTACGCACGCTCAGATAAAAGAATTCTTGGACTCGCTCAAACTAGACGAGGCGGCCGTGCTCTGCCACAACACACTCTTCGATGGAGCAATTCTTAGCTGGTTGTTCGGTATCAAGCCACAGATGTTGTTCGACACCCTTTGTATGGCAAGGGCACTTCATGGCGTTGAAGCAGGTGGCTCTCTTGCGGCTTTGGCAAAGCGGTACGACCTTGGCGTAAAAGGTGATGAAGTTATAGCCGCCGAAGGCAAGCGTCGCCAAGACTTTACACCTCAAGAACTCGACCAATACGGCAGGTATTGCATGAACGACGTGAGCCTGACCTTTCAGTTGTTCATCCAGTTCAACAGGATGAATCGGTTTACAGACAAAGAGTATGGGCTGATTGACATGACGCTACGGATGTTTACCGAGCCTCAGTTGGAGATTGACGATGCGCTTTTGATCACCCGACTGGAAGAACTTAAGCAAGAAAAGTCTCAGCTGTTGCAAGGACTGATGAGCCAGCTCAAGTGTGACACTGAAGAAGCGGTGCGTAAGAAGTTGGCGAGCAACAAACAGTTTGCCAAAGTGCTGGAAGAGCATGGCGTCAAGCCACCCATGAAGACAAGCAAAACAACGGGGAAAGAAACCTATGCACTTGCTAAAAATGATGAAGGCTTTATCAACCTTCTTGAACATGAAGACCCCGTTATCCAACAATTGTGCTCAGTGCGACTTGGCACCAAGTCCACGATCGAGGAGTCAAGAATTGAGAGATTCATTGACGTGGGCAGTCGCAACGAAGGGCGCATCCCCATACCCCTCAAATACTATGGCGCTCACACGGGCAGATGGGCTGGCCTTGATAAAGTCAATTTCCAGAATCTTCCCAGTCGAGACAAGAAAAAGAAGGCACTCAAGAACGCAGTGGTTGCGCCCAATGGCTACCTCATCTGCAACTGCGACTCGTCTCAGATCGAAGCGCGTATCCTTGCGTGGCTCGCTGGACAAGAAGACGTCGTTGAGCAGTTCGCCAAAGGTGAAGATGTGTATTCCATCTTTGCATCAAAAATCTTTGAGCGACCCATCTCAAAAGCCGATCCTGTGGAACGGTTCGTTGGAAAGACCTGTATTTTGGGTCTAGGCTATGGGACTGGTGCGTTGAAACTTCAGCACACGCTCAAGACTACGCCCCCTGGGTCCGACGTCTCTGAGGAAGAAGCCAAGAAATATGTTGACCTGTATCGTGAGCAAAACGACAAGATCATCGCTCTGTGGAATGAGGGCGATACAGTCATTAAGGATTTATCTGTCTGGAACGGTTTGAAACCATACTGGTATGGTGCGCAAAACTGCGTCAAGGTGACTGTGAACGGACTGATGCTACCCAATGGCTTGTTGATTCAATACCCGAACCTGCGCCTTGACACGTCCGGCCCCAAGAGCAACTACATCTACGACTCACGCAAAGGGCCCGTGCCTTTGTGGGGCGGCTCATTGGTTGAAAACGTGGTTCAAGCCTTGGCGCGGATCGTCGTGGGCGAGCAAATGCTCAAGATCAAAGAGCGCTACCCCGTGGTGCTGACAGTGCATGACGCCGCCGTGGTGCTAGTCAAAGAGGACGAGAAAGATGAGGCCGAGGCTTTTATCGTCGAGTGCATGTCCACCGCCCCTGACTGGGCTGAGGGCTTACCCGTAGCGTGCGAAGCCAAGTTTGCCAAGTCCTATGGCGAGTGCTAATATGTCAAGCGAGACACCGCTTTCAATCATTGACAGGCGACTTAAGCTTGCAGGAGAAAGGAAACGCATGATTGAAGATTTAATTAAATCATACGATCAAAAGGTGTTCAACCCAGCCATGACGCTTTTGCGTGAAGACTGTACCGCCGAAGGGCACGAACCCATTGGTGGTGGAAAATCTCGCGTTTGCGGTAAGTGCGGAAAAGAATTTATAGGAAACGGACGATGAGCTTCACTTGGTCATTTTCATCCCTCAAAGATTATGTCAACTGCCCACGGCAGTATCACGAGGTCAAGGTCCTCAAACGGTTCAACAAGCACGCCACCCAAGAGATGCTATATGGCACTGCTATACACAAGGCATGTGAGGACTACGTAGCTGAGGGTAAACCCTTAGAGAAGGATCAGCAAAGATTCAAACCAGTATTGGATACGCTACTGGATATTCCGGGGGTGCGGCTTCCCGAGTACAAGATGGCTTTGGATAACAAGGGTAAACCCTGTAGCTACACCAAAGGCTACTGGGTGCGGGGCATTGCCGACTTGGTCATCATCGACAAGGACGTGGGCTACATCATCGACTACAAGACGGGCAGCAACAAGTACCCTGACCCCAAGCAGTTGAAGTTGATGGCGCTGATGCTCTTCGCCCACTTCCCCGACTTGCAACGCATCAAGGCTGGACTGCTCTTCATCGTGCATGAAGCTTTTGTGGATGAGGAGTACACCCGCGATCAAGTCGAGGACTTGTGGGAAGCATTCCGCCCTGATTTGGCACGGCTACAAGCCTCATTTGATAACGACGTTTGGAACCCCAAAAAGACACCGCTGTGTGGCTGGTGCCCAGTCAAAACCTGTGAGTTCTACAAGGAGAGAAGATGATTGACTACGCAAGACCCTGCATGATGGCTGAAACCGCACTGAAAAATGCACACAACGCCATGCTTGAAAAGGACTATGATGAAGCGATTGGTGAGGCGTTGGTTGCGATTGCCGAGACCAAATTGATGATCAATTCAATCAAAGATATGAAGGAGCGTGAGCATGCCTTACGTCAACAAGCCTAGACCCTACAAGCTGGAATATCAACAACAAAAAGCCCGTGGCGAACATGAAAGGCGCATGGAGCGTCAACGTGCCCGACGAGCGATTGACAAGAAGTACAAAGATGACCCAAGAGATAAAGACCACACTGCTGAACGACGCGAAGGCAAAGATGTTGCACACGTCCGCGCTTTGGATAAAGGCGGCTCAAACAAAGACGGTTTGCGAATCGAGTCAGCAGCAAAGAATCGTTCTTTCAAACGAGACTCCAAAGGCAATCTTGTCTCTGAGACAAGCAAACGCGAAAAGCGTAAATGAACATCGCTGTAAGGCGTGAGTGGGCGGTGTAGGGTTTTTGCAGGTTTGCACCCTATTAACCTCGTCAGTTGAACGGCAACATTCTCCCCTTTCTCGTTGCGTCAGGTTCAGCCGACTAGCCCCCGTAAGGGGCCATGTTTAAATTCAGTTGAGGATAGTGATGAAAGTTGTTCAGGACACTGTTGTCCACATGATCATTCCGTCTAAAGATGTGAGTCTTCTTGTAGGCCACATCGACAGAGTTGAGGTTCTCAGTGACGATGGACACACCGCAAGTGTTGTGGTCTATTGGGGATTGCCAGAGATGCAACGTCTCGTCCAGATGTACGGTGATGCACCGTCCCCCATGGAGACAGACTACGACTGGCCCGGACTCTACAAACCCTTTGCTCACCAAGTTGTGACTGCATCGTTTCTTGCACTTCGACCAAGAGCATTTTGTTTTAACGAGGCTGGCACAGGCAAGACCTCATCTGTGGTTTGGGCGGCAGACTATTTGATGAACCAAGGCTTGGTCAAACGGGTGTTGGTGATCTGTCCCCTGTCAATCATGTATTCGGCGTGGCAAGCAGACATCTTCAAAACTGCAATGCACCGCACCGTGGGCGTGGCGCATGGCGACACCAACCGACGCAAGAAAGTAATTGAAGGCGAGTACGAGTTTGTCATCATCAACTTCGATGGGGTGGCGACAGTAGCCGATGAAATAGGTAAAGTAGGGTTTGACCTAATTGTGATTGACGAGGCAAACGCTTATAAAACTGTTTCTACCAAACGCTGGAAAACCTTGGCAAAACTTCTCACCCCCTCGACCCGCTTGTGGATGTTGACTGGCACACCCGCATCGCAGTCTCCGCTTGATGCCTACGGCTTGGCTCGGTTGGTCAACCCCGGCGCTGTGCCACGCTTCTTTGGCCCATGGCGTGATCGGGTGATGTATCAGGTGAGCCGATTCAAGTGGGTGCCCAAGGCCTCTTCCAAAGCCGACGTGCATCGTGCCTTGCAACCCGCAGTGCGGTTTGAGAAGGCTGACTGTTTGGATTTGCCTGAGGTGATGTATCAAACAAGGAACGTCCCGCTGACCCCACAGGTGCAACGGTACTATCGTATCTTGCGTGATCAGATGCTGATGGAAGCGGCTGGTGAGCAGATCAGCGCTGTCAATGCCGCTGCCAAACTGAGCAAACTGCTCCAGATATCAGGTGGAGCTGTTTATTCTGACGATAAAGAAGTGATCGAATTCGATGTGTCTCCACGGCTTAGCACGCTGATGGAGGTGATTGAAGAAACCACCAACAAGGTGTTGGTGTTCGTGCCGTTTCGCCACACGATTGAGATGGTGAGCAAATTTCTAAAGGAGCAAGGGGTATCAAATGAAGTCATCAATGGTGATGTATCAGCATCAAACCGCGCAGACATCATCAACAGATTTCAGTCAAACGAGAATCCACGAGTCTTAGTAATCCAACCGCAAGCCGCATCGCATGGGGTGACATTGACCGCCGCCGACACAGTTGTGTTCTGGTCTCCGGTCATGTCTGTGGAAACCTACTTGCAGTGCATCGCACGTATTGACCGTGTCGGGCAGAAGAATTCTATGACAGTCGTTCACCTGCAAGGGTCGGACGTCGAGAAGAAGATTTACGACATGCTTGAGAACAAGGTTGACATGCACACCGCTTTGGTTGATCTGTATAAACAGGAGTTGGGAATTGGAAAATGAAATTGAAATGGACGCCACCGAAGTTGGGGACGTCGAAGAATTGGTCAAAACATACTTGACAATTAGAAAAGTCCGTGAGAAACTGGAGGCTGAATGGAAATCAGAAGACTCTGAGTTGAAGCGGGAGATGGAGTTGATTGAGCAAAACCTGATGGTGATCTGCAACGAGAACAATGCCAAAGCAATCCGCACAGATGCTGGCACTGTGTTTCGTCGGCTCAATGAACGCTTCACAGTCGCAGACGGGGATTTGTTCCGCAAGTTTGTGATGGAAAACAACGTGCCTGAGCTGTTCGAACCACGCATCTCTCAGGGGCGTTTCAAAGAATTCATTGCTGAGCGTGAAGGTGAAGGCCTCCCGCCCGGTGTGAATGTCATGAGGGAATTCGCCGTTGTCGTGCGCAAACCCTCTTAATCAGTAAGTTCAGTAAAGGAAATCAAATGAGTAACGATCTCGCAACAATGTTCTCTGGCAACCTCGTGCCAGTTGAAGGCTTGGATGATGACACACTGGCAGTAGCCGGTGGCGCACGCCAAAACAAACGCATCTCCATCAAGGGTGGAGTGTTTCGCAAGTACGCTGGTGGCAAGGAAATCGGTGCAATCGAAGACCGCCACATGAACGTCATCTTTGTGAAGATGGCGCACAAAGCCTCTCGTATGTTCTACGACAAAGGCTACGTCGAAGGCCAAAAGGTCAGCCCCGCTTGCTGGTCTACCGACTCTGAAGTGCCTGACGCAGACGTCAAAACCCCCGCTGCTTCTTCGTGCCGTGACTGCCCCAAGTCCGTGCAAGGCTCTGGCTCTCAAGGCACCGGTACCGCATGTCGTCTGTCTTGGCGCACTGCTGTGGTTCTTCCCAATGACCCCAACGGTGACGTGATGCAGTTGGTTCTGCCTGCGACTTCGGCCTTTGGCAAGGAAGACAACGGCAAGTTCCCGTTCCGTCCTTACATCCAGCACCTCGCATCGCACAATGTGTCGGCTGGTCGAGTCATTACGCGCATGGCGTTTGACACCAAGTCGCCCACGCCCAAGGTGATGTTCTCTCCCGCTGGCAAAGTGCCCGATGAGGATTTGCCCACTATTGCCCGCCAAGCCAAGAGCCCAGCAGCTGAAAGCGCCATCAAGATGAACGTCTACCAGACGGACTCTGCTGGTGAAGAAGTTGCCCAACCTGAGCCTGTGCGCCGTACTGTGGAGGAGGACGCCGTGGAAGAGCCCACCAAGCGTGAATCCACCAAAGCGTCTGCTGAAGAAAAGACCATCTCTGACGTCGTCAAGAAATGGTCTAAGAAGTAAGAGGAAAATATGCCACGGACATACAGTGAACCCTTTCTAATCGAATTGCATAAGGCAA